TAGCTTTACGCAAAATGTTAATCAGTAGTTGGTAGTTGTCGCTATTCACCTCTATTTTTAAGGCTTTCACATCACCATTGACACCATCTACTGTGCGAACCTTAATTGCGCCATACGAAGCCAGATTTTGACGGAACTCAGCGAGATTTTCGCCGTCATAGTTCTGCAAAATCAAAATTGTGCTGCGGATATCTTCTTCCATATTATCTTGGAAGTTAGATAGTAATCGGTTGAGTGCATCTTGTAAGGACTTGACCTTATCGATAAGCGGTTGTTCGAACTCATTCGCACGGAACATAATAAGCGGAATACGTTCCCAGTTATACGGTTTATCGGCAATCGCAAAGTTGGCAGTGTTTTCTTTATCCGGATCAGGAAGTAAACGTTCCGTATCCCATATGTAATACTGAATACCGTCCGGTGTGTAGTATTCGACTTTATGAATTGTCTTAGTTTCTAGTCCCGTGTAGTACTCAATATCGTACAGGTATAAGAACGCATCTAGTTGTGTGTGCTCCTCATCTGCCCAAAATGGTAAAACCTGATGCGGTTTCATCATCTTAAACTTTAGCGTGCCATCGATACCTATGTAAGGGTGAATATACGCCTTGCCCGCCATCGTTGCAAACTTGCCTACAGACTTTAATAAGCGCTGGAACTGAATACCAAACATCTTATCGAGCTCGTCATCATCTGCGTTAATATCTAACGGCTTAGACAACAGGTAGTTAACCTTTTGGTCTACCAAATCATCAAATCGGTTATCCACAATCTGATTATTAGGAACGCCCTGTAATGCTATTCGCGTATTGCCTTCACCTACAACGTAGCGTTGCTTATTTAAAATGTCATGTTTACCTTCATAGTAATCGATAGCAGTACACATCGTTTTACGCTGTTCGCTACCTAGAAAATTACGCAGCTGTGCTTGTAGGAACTCTCGTTCCGACATAGTCGCTGAACCTTTTATGATGCGGTCCCATAGCTGAGATAATATCAATCAAACGACCACCTTTCTACATTAATATCTTCCAAACCATACCGCATAGCATCCATAGCATGGTTGTTTTCGTCTTCAGGTTTCCCTGTGTATTTCTCAAAGCGATCCTTCGCCCATTGGTACGTGGATAATTCACGCAGCACATTAACGCATCTTGGGTGAACGATTAATTCGTAGTCCTGTATCCGCTGAATACCGTTTAATATGCTGTCTTTACCTTTACGTGCCCCGGTTATTCCTTTTAACCCTTCCTGGTACAATTCCTCGATGGATTTAGGCTCGGCGCTATCGGCTCGAATCTTCTCTTTTGCGTATCCCATATCTATGACGCGGGATGCTAATTGTTGATTCGTAAGCCCTGTTTCGTACAGCTCATCGAATATGTAGATTTTCTTATTCGCCATATCAACTAGCATGCACACTAGCGCTGTAGGGTCTACTGTATAACCAAAATCAAGGCCAAACGCGGACTTGATACCGGTTTGACCTCTAATTGCATCGACATTAAATTCTTGTTCTTTCCAGTTTTCGTAAACTAGGCCTTCAACAACGCCCCAGTTACCTAAGCCGGCTACTTGATACCGCTTAGGGTTCTTCTTCATTTCTTCGAATAATACTAAGTCCGATTCACTCAAAAACTCATTACACAGGTAATTCGTAGTCATGGCTAGCACGTTTTCACTGGGTTCATCAAAGAAGCGCTTCTTTAGCCAGTGCCTATCGGACCACGGGTTAAAAGTTAAGACTACCTGGTGATACATGCCGGCGGGTAACTGCCCACGAATAGATTCGTCTAACCGGTTGAACGCGTCTTCACTCATAATCTCGTAAGCTTCTTCAATCCATAGCCTACACAAAGCACCGACTTCAACAGTAATGGACGTTACCTTTAAAGGATCATCGAGACCGCGAAATAGGATTTTCTGTCCCGTCGGGATATACGTTATCTCAAGTGGAGACACGGAACATTTGAAGTACCGCTCCACCTTTAATTGTCGCATAGCCCATTTGAGTTGCGCGAAACAACTGTCACGCAAAGTCCGTTCTGTCTTACGAACGACTAGCCAGTTTATGCACGGGTTCTCCATTATCTCCATAATGACTTTTAGAGACTGCGTAGAGGACTTCTTACTGGCACGACTGCCCTTGACTACTTTATAACGGCCTTTAAACCGCCAAAAAGCACCGTATCCCTTGCCTACGATATCGGGCAAGTACACTCTATTAGTCTGCAATATCGTCACCACCTACGATGAGTACAGGCTTAATATCGATAGTTGTATCACCGCTGAGTATTCTATGACGTTTGGCCATAAGTTCAAGGGCTTTTAGTCTTGACTTCTCGTCCGGCGGTTTATCGATAATGCGGGCTTCGGAACACCCTTCCCCTGTACCTTCGATAACCACTTGCTTTTCATTTGAGAGCCCCAGGGCTATCCTTGTTAACTCATACTCGACCTGCTGAGCCGTCATGATGTTTTCGTTGAAGTAGGCTTCCCGTAATTCAGCGACCCTTGCTTTTATATCAACATTTGACAACAAGCGACTACCTATTCTATTAGCTGTATTCTTAGAATAACCAGTGCGAATAGCAGCCTGTGTAGCGTTCATATCCTTGATGTACTCATGACAAAATTTTTCATGTCGTTTATTTGCTAATGCAGCCACTATCTCACCTCCTGGCTATCTTAATACATCACGGCTGTTTCTCTTAAATCGGCCGTGCGAACGAGTGCATAATCCACAATTACTTTTGTGTGCGTGGTCGTGCGTGATATACGTTTGACACAGGCCGTCATATTCAATTAGTTTTGCATTGCAAACGCCGTTCTTATTATTCAGGCATTTACGTTTAATACATTTGACTTCTGTGCTCATACCTTTTCACCTTAATACTTTGTACGCTCAAATCCGATGACTAGTTGGTTGTTGTTAGGCTATATAGTTATTGGAGGACTACTAGTTCTAGTCATCAGATGTCAGCGTACAACGATACAGGGCAAGCTCATAATGTATAAGCTTAATAATGTGTTGTGGACATATTCGGCTCGCCCTGGTTTCATTGTGCAGTAAATTTCATTTTTACATATTCCCTCTCCTTAGCTTACGCGATCGCCTACACCATAAATACGGGCCCCTGTATTTACAATGCTACATACAACAAAAAGCACGGTCGTCATCACCGTGCTTTTTGCCGAGTTGTGTATAAGAGAGGATTTGTGTTAGATGACTAATGACACCTTTCACAACTACATTATACTATGTCAAGTCGGTTCATTTAAGTCCAAAATACTCCAAAACACTCCAAAGTACTCCACTATGAAAGTAGCTCCCCTAATTCGTTCAATGCCTTATTTTTTAAATTGAAGTAACTACTTTTTTCGTAATATATCATCGCTTGTACTTTCTTAGGAAATGCCCCGTTTATGTACTCTTGCGCTAATATAATACGCCCTGGTATACATTCTATCTGTTCAATTAAAGCTCTAGCTTCTTCCCTTTTGGCTATAAGCTTTGCTATCTCCCGTTTTTTGGCGTCCACTGTATCTACAAGTCTCGCCACATCACCTTCAAGCCCTACTGGAGTACCGCCCCCTGATACTCGGTCTTTGGAATAATCAATCGCCGATAAGGTGATGATATCATACTGCAGTTTGCGAATATCTTGCCGTAGTGATTGAATACGTATGGCTATCATCTTAATATCTTGCAGATACGCCGATGCCTTTTCTTTATAGTCACTCATGCTGCATCACCTCGTTGATGTACCGGTCTAAGTACCACCGCGCTTTTTTTAGGTCTTCTAATTTGTCGCCTTTATAACCCGCTCTTGCGATGTACTTGATAACATTACCTAGATGATAAGGAAGTTGTTGATCCTCGATAAAATCGATAACTTCAATCTTACCCCGTGTGTAGTGTGAAGGATGATTGATAACATCTTCTTTCTTAGGCAATTCAACAGTCTTAACTTCCGGCTCTACCTTTTCTACAATAGTTTGCGCTACCGGTTCTACCGCTACTTCCTTCTTCTTAGGTACTTTCGAATACTTAGGTAGACACTCCGGACAATATTTAGGCCAACGACCTTGCGCCTTTTCCTTTGTATGAATAAAGGTTGTGCCACATCCCTCGCACGTTAGCTCTTTACTAACGCCCGCACCAGGAGGTGTCATAACTTTCTCACACTCAGGACAATAATCCTCGTGTGTTCTTACTGTGAATGTGTCTCCGCATCGTCTACATTTCTTTTGCATATCTCTACTCCTTATACAATTCTTTACGATATTTAATAGCTTCTAAGAGTGCATCTTGCCCTGCTTCTTTACGTTCTAATGCTTTCATGACTTGCTCGTCCATCGTGCCTTTGGTAACTAAATGATGGATAATCACTGGTTGTGTTTGTCCTTGCCTGTGTAACCTTGCGTTCGCTTGTTGATACTGCTCAAGGCTCCAAGTTAGGCCATACCATACGATGATATTGCCACCTGCCTGAAGGTTTAAACCGTACCCTGCTGATGCGGGATGGGCCAGTAACATTTGAATGTTGCCCTTGTTCCACTCCGCTACATCATCATCGGTCTTTAGCTCAACGGCTTTAGGGAACGCTTCTTTGATTGACTGAAGGTCGTGCTTGAAGTTGTAGAACACCAACATCGGTTTTCCTTCATTCGTTTCTACCAATTCTTTCAAGCGTTCAATCTTCTCGTTATGGACGACTACGATTTCACCATCGTCGTTATAAATGGATCCATTCGCTAGTTGTAACAATTTACCGGCAAGTGCTGCGGCATTAAGTGCACTTACGTCGTCATCATCGACTAAGCTAAGCACGTGCTCCCGTTCCATCTGTTTATAAAGTTCCCATTCTTTCGGGTTCATCTCAACGGTTATGACATTCTCGATACGTTCAGGCAGTGTAAGATAGTCCTTCGCTTTTAAGCTCATACAGATATCTTGCATCTTACTGAATATCGCCTTGTCACCGCCTGGCAGTAATCGGTAACTGTACACGACATGCCCGTTGGTTTTGTCCGGTGTAAAATACCGGGTACGATATTCGGTAATCGTCTTGCCTAATCGTTCACCACCATCCAATAGATACATCTGCGCCCAAATATCAAGCAACGTATTTGGTGCCGGTGTACCTGTTAAAATGACGATACGCTTAAACAAGGGTCGAAGTTTACGAATAGCCTTAAACCGTTTTGCCTGTGGGTTCTTAAACGAAGAACTCTCATCGATAACCAACATATCGAAAGGGAACGATTTTTTCTTATGGTAGTACTCATATAACCATTGCACGTTTTCACGATTTATCACATAAATATCAGATTCGCTCTCTAAGGCGTGTATACGTTCCTTCTCGGAGCCTAACACCTTAGCCACCGTTAAACGTCTTGTAGCACTCCATTTTTGTGATTCTTGGGCCCACGTAGACTCTGCTACCTTCTTAGGTGCAATGAGTAATACTTTTTTAATGTCAAAGTAATCATACATAAGCCGGTCAATCGCAATGAGTGTAGATATGGTTTTGCCTAACCCCATATCCAGTAACAAGCCGTAATGGGTATTGTCAATGATTCGTTGTATTGCAATGCTTTGGAAAGGAACTTATAGAAAAATATAAAGATAAGCCATTCGGAATCCGTTTCACAACAAGTTTATTAGATG